TAAGTCATCAAAATTGTTATCTTTTATTTCGCCATCAGAATCCCAGTCGCCGCCCCATCGGATTTTTACTCCCAGTTCGTGGCCTATACCACGTAGCATACCGCCCATATAATGAAACCTTTCACGATCATCCCAATCAACAGGATACGGAGCAACATCAACCGCTTTTCCTTCCATATGTTTGCTATATTTAACCTTAGTCGCACCTTTTTTAAGAAGCTCTGCCTGTCGCTCCTCTGATCGCAGACCTTCAATAATAGTAACGTCCATGATCTTTATGAGTTCGTTTAAGACATTAACTAGCTTTGCGTTTACGCCTTTTAGTCTTTCTCTGCTTCTTTTTCCGTACTTTGGCATTTGATTTCCCTTTCTTTGGCGGTCTTCCTCGGGTCGAGCCGTATGTTCCTTTACCGTAAGGCATTATTTCCTCCTTTGTGAGTACAGTACATTAAGTTTCTTTTTTACAAAAGACTTTGTTTTCGGCATAAAAGATTGCCAGTAAGAATGTTTTGGGCCTCCAACATCAGTCTGTAAAGTACCTACATTTGCTCTTGTTTCAAGAGATGAAGGCTTCATGCTCTTAGGATTTTGTATCTTATGTGTAGATTTTCCAGCCACTATGCAACTACCCAGCTTTTTGCTTTTCTTTTAAATGTTGTCCAAGTTTTTGTTTTTTCATCCATACTGAAGTTTGGCGGAAATGCGTGTACTTGCGCATAGTAAAGGCTCTCAATTGTGTCATCGTGAGCCATTTTCGGCCCAAAAGTAAGTATTTCGTTGATCAAATCAAACATATTTTTCCGTAAATGGACAGTTCCGGTACTAAAACGGGCCGAAAGGCCGCTATAAATGCGATTTCGCTTATTAGTTCCGCCCGGTTTCTCAGGTATTACGGCAATATCGTACCGATTTATGCGCCTTCTTTCATCATTTAGGGCTTGAAAGATACTTCTATTCATAGCTACATCTTCTACAGTAGACGATACACATTTATACTTTTGATGAAGTTCGAGTATATAATCGACTACTCCTTTCTTGCCTATGATCTCCCCATCCTCTGGATTTTTGCTTCCTATAGTTGGTATGCTTCTGTGCCTCTCATATTCTAATATGTACAGTTCGTTATTTGTATCAATAGCTATTACCATGATTACACTAAAGTCAGAATGCTTAGTATCTATATCTGTAGCAGGATCGCATCCTATGAATGTATTAACTGGTATTTCATTGCCATCGTTCACTATATAATTCAGACCATCTTTATGTTTATAGTATCCATCCCAGTACTGTACATGCTGCCTTGTCCATACTGCGTCTTCTTCACTCATTACCTCCATCATATATTCCTGAAAGAACTTCTGAGGTTGTCCAGAGTCCCGATAGAATTTTTTCTTCTCTTCTAACTTATTTTTATTAAAGAAAGAAGACCATAGAGGCAGACCGTCATCCAAAAATGCTTTGTATGTTATAACATGCCAAGCAAATTCTTTTTCATCTTTCTTAGCTTTAGCGTGGTTCGTGAGTAGATTATTGATGAAACTATCATAATGTACAGGCGTGCCGTTAACCCGTAACCTCCCAGTATGGGGCTCAAGTGCCGGATAAACGACAGCGGTGACCAGATTAGCGTTTTTGTCCCTTGCTTCTCTTGTGATTGTGTTTTGTTCATGTTCAAAGTCATCCAATACAATGAGGTCGTATCTTTTATGCAATTTCGCTCCACCTCTAATTCCTGCGACATTGCTTTTACTAATAAGTTTACATCCATTTGTTAGTTCTACATCCTCTTCTGTCCACTTCTTGCCACGAAGATTACCAAAGTAATATTTTATTCTATCATTATACTCAAAGTGATGTTTAACATAATCCATATTGCCTACACTTAACTTCTGCGTAGCTGACACCCAAGCATAAAACAAGAAGTTATCTTTATCGCAAAATACAAAATCTTTAATTATAGATGCTTTAGTAAGTACAGTTTTGCCATGACCACGAGGAATAATAATAGCTACTTGCTTTACATTCCTGTCATCAATAACATCAGCCATCTCATAATGAAAAAATGGAGTTTCACTTCGCAAGAAATCATCTGGCAGGAATAGTTTCCCAAATGAAATAAGGTCTTTATGGGCCATTTGAAGAGCCTCTTCAGCCTTGTTTACATCCTGACTGTTAATATTTGCCATATTAATAGAGTGTGATTATACTGTTCATCTGTTCATCCTTGGATTATTTATTCAATAAACCTTTCTGGGACTTCTAAACCTTCTATAATTGCTAATATTCTTTTTAAACAATGAGCTTGCTTAGATGTTAATTTATATAAATTCCACGGCATTTCTTTTTTATAGTATTTTAGCATTTTTATAGCTTTATCTAATGGTACTTCAATTTTAGATGGAGGGTCATACAATATCTCAAAATCAAATTCTATTTTTTTTTCCATAGTCTTTCCTTAAAAAATTTAAGTATTTAGCAGCTGTTTCTGGATTAAATAGTGTAGTAATTAACCTGTTATCATCATCTTCATACCGTGGATCAATGATTGTAACTGGTGCATTGAATATATTTCTATCATCTAATCCCATCTTTTCAGCATATGCATCCATTATCTTAAAAGAGCCTACCTGCAAAGCATGACTAATAAGTCCACTTGCTGGGTCTTTTAATACTTGATATCCAGATACATGAATATGACCACAAGTCAATATATGGTCTTTCCAACCCATTTGGGCCG